CGTCGAGGAACAGAGAGGGGTCGAAAGATGACATGATGTGAACTCCATTGAGGTTAAGGGTTGTTAGGCGGTACAACTAGGGGAGCAGCTGCCAAGACTGCTCGACACATCTTAAGGGTGAAAGCGGGCGGAATCTAGGAGCTCGTTGACAAACTCGTCAATCTGGCGGAGCTCGTCGAGTCCCCCTGGGAGAAGGGCGTCATACGCATCCTCGGCGAGGTGGCCGGGGGGATTCGACATTGCCTCGAAGCACCATTCTCCATCAGGCCAGTATCGGATTTTCATCTCACTTTCCTCCGCGACCAGTCCACTTCGCCATGACTTGGCCGAAGTCGGGAGACTGGCGGGCTTTGATCGGGAGGTTCCGGGATTTCACGTCGACGTTGGCTGCGGCAGTATCCCAGTAGAACTTATCCCCCTCGCGTACGGTGTAGATAACGTCGCTGAAGAGCTGGGGAATTTCATTCGCGAGAGCCTTGCCGATGCTCTTGGTCATGAGCTTGATGCCGCCTGTGATCTCGTCGGTCTCGCGAGTGACGTGCGCGGTAATGGCGAAAGTGCAGGGGATGCCTTGGGTGCAGAGGCGCAGGAAGTTCATCAAATTGTTCTGCGCGACCCCGTAGTCGGGCATGGAGGCAGTGGGCTTTGCCCCAATAACCATTTTGAAGGCGGCGTTTGAAAGTTCGCTGAGCGTATCGATGGCGAAAATTCGGTCGACGCCCCAGGAGTCGACAGCCCCAAATTTCTCCCCGGTGCGGTCGTCGGGGAAATCGGCGCAAGCACTCAGGATAGCGTGAAAGGCGTTATTGATGCCGCCTCGATTTGGGTCAATCATCTTGGTTATGGCCTCGTAGGACAGGCGGCCGACGGAGTCCGCTGCGACCATGAGGGACTTGAGCGATAGGGGCTTTGTTATGGTGGAGTGGTAGTGGAGGGACTTCGGGACCTCAAGGCCTCGATCAAGCCAGTACCCGAGAAGGGATTCGAGGCCGTTTTCGGTGAAGAGGACAAACATCTGCTTGCCGTTGGCCTCGGCCCAGTCGGCCAGTGTGCCGAGCGCGTAGGTCTTGCCGGTGCCTGCGGGACCTTCGAGAAGAATCTTCGGGCCCATTAGGGAGGAGGGGGATGGACTTGTCATGAGAGTTCCTTGGAGAAGAGGAGGAGAAAAACCTCGCGCTTGAGAAGCTCGGGGGAAACGTTGGCGAGATCCGTGTCGGGGGGGATAAGATGGCCGTCTCCGCACTCCGGGCAATGGCGAGCCTTGACGACCCAGCGCGCTAGGGGAATTGGCCGATAGGTGAACTCGAAAGAATAGACGGCCCTGGCCCAAAGTTCGCCGCACTGCGGACAGATAAAGGCGATGTTGGGCCAGTAGGCACTCGAGCGCTCGCCGCTCGGGGAAGCGTATCCGCAGCAATACTTGCGGATTTCTCCCACAAAGCGAGAGGACTCGAGAAAACGCAGGGTAGCGTTACCGTCTATTTGACTCATTGGGCGAAAGGCTGCTCGTCGGCGTCCTGGAGGCCGAAGGTTGTGAATTCACTGACAAAGCGCTCAAACACCGTCTGCGCGAGGAATTGCATGAACGGCTCGGACAGGACTCGGTGAAGAGACGGAAGGGGGCGCGTGCACTCGTACCCGTGCTGGGAGACATGGGCGATTGCAATCTGGGCGGAGTCTTCGTCAAAAGTAAACTGAACGTCCCAGTCTTGGCCTGCAGCCTTAATTATCAGTAGGTTCATTGTCAGACTCCTTCAGGAAAGGCTCGTCACGAATGGTTAGGATTTGCGCAATCGCTTCGTCAAGCAGAAGTCGGGGGATGCTGATTGTGTTAGAGGTGTAACTGCGCGTTTGGGTAAGCTCGATGGAATCTTCGGTGGACTCGATTGTCAGTCCGGCAAAGGATGGCATGGTGAGAGAGGGCATGATGGGCTCCGAGAGGTTGGATTGATGCAACAGTGCATCCACTAGAGGCCCGGGGGAGAGCCTCTAGGGGCGGAACTGTCAGTCGCCGGAGTCCATATCGGTTTCGACGATCTGGCGAGCAATCTCCTCGCACTGGGAGGCGCAGAAATCGCGCGTCTCGGGCTTTCGTAAAGCGGTGTCGAACCCTAGAAACCAGTAGTTCTGAGGGTTATACTCTGACTTGCCGGGCAGCCTGCCGGAGTAGGTCAGGCCGACGCCCGCCTTGATGGGCACCTCGGTGTACTCCTTCTCATAGAGAGAGGAATCCGACGGCACTTCCACATACCCGAGCCAGTAGGGAAAGAAGCCCGCACTGGCAACTCGGAAGAGAAGCGCCTTGGGACCTGCGGCAGTTTGCCACTGCCGGTCTAAGATGAAGCTGAATGGAACCTCCTCGCGGGTAACGGGATTCCATTTCCGGCGCTCGAACTCAGTCTCGAGCCAGGGTGTAGGGTCTTGGGAGAGGCAGACTTTTCGGAAGGTGCAGCCGCCGTAGTGGTTGCAGCTCTCGTCGAGGTTGTAGTCCCAGTAGCCCTCGAGCCAGGCGGCCTTCATTCGATTGAGGTCACGGGTGAGCTGCTCGCGCCAGCGATCAATCATCCATTGGGGGCGATAGGTGATGGCTTGCTGGGTGTCATATTTCGTCTTGAGGATGGAAACGCCCCTGACGAGGAAACCAGAGAGGGGGATGCCCGCTTGCTGCGCTCCCCAGCAATAGCCGGTGAACTGGGAGCGGAGGTCCCATTGCTTCGACCACGATGCGCCGAGGGAAGAGGTCGTCTTGTCGTCCTCCCCGTAGCGAGCGCCTGCGAAGTCGACGACTTGGTCCATACGGCCGCAGTAGATTAGGGGATTGCCCGTCTCGGGGTGAAGGACGTCGAGAAGGGGCTCCGCGAAGGAGAACTCTATGCCGTGACGACCGGGAGAGATCAGGGAGGGCTTCGCTGCGTCGGTTTCGAGAGGGTATTGGTCGAAGGTATATTCGAGTGCGCCGAGCATCCGCTCGAGGGATTTGGCTGAGTCGGGCGGGCACTCGAATTCCCCGTAGAACTCGAGGAGAGCGTGGAGGCCTTTCGCCAAGGCGATCTCGGGGGAAGCGCCCTCGGTGAAGTAGGCCAGCCGGGCTTTCTCGAGACCGTGGGCGTATGCTCCGCCAGCGTGAAGGTGGACGTTCGGGATTTTGGATTTCCAGTGCTGGATGTATGCGAGCTCGGCGTAGCGTGGGCAGGTGACGAATGCGCTTCGGATGGTATTGTCGATGACTTCGGGGAATGGATAGCGTGTCATGGTGGGGCCTCGAGAGGTTAGGATAGAACGGTGCGAGACGGGGTGTGCCAAGCACACCAGGTGGAGAAGGTGACTTGAGGAAATCCGCAGGCGGGTGTTGGAACGAGCTCCCGTCCCTTGAGGGTTTCCTGCGGGAGGACAAGCCACTGGAGCACGGGGGGATTTGTGCGGCACTCTCCCAGGTTTGGTTCATGCTGATAGGGGGAGAAGGAGGTGCAGGTTCGGCAGGTCTTTGACATGGTCTACTCCATTTCCGCGAGAAGGTCTGCGGCCGAGGGAACCTCAACCTTGGCTTTCTTGGCGCGAGAGGTGGCGGATGCGATGCCTGCCGAGACGCGGCCCTGGCGCAGCGCGCTAATGGCCTCTTTCATTTCCTCGAGGGCGAGGGTTCCATCAAGGGCTTTTTGCCTCCAGATGGCTATCTTGGCGTTAAGCTCGGGTGTCATGGTGATTCCTTAGGAGAAGTGGGTGAAGTGAGGGCTTTAATGGCCTCTCGCGTGAAGTTGAGGAGGTGGTTAAGGCGGTAGGCGAGTTCCTGGTTCTCGAGGATTTTCCTAACTGTGTCGTCCTCGATCGCGTGAAGCTCCTTGAGGGCCTCCTCGGGGCTCATCTGGGTTCAGGACTTGAGAGTCTTCGCTCGAGGGCCTCGACCATTTCCGCCGGGCCCTGGATGTAATACCCAGGGGGGAATCCGTGCGCCTCGAGGGGAAGCGTGCGAGAGTGGAAGAATGCGCGAATTAGGCCCTCGAGGAACGCCTTGTGCGCTCCTTTCGGAACGCGCTCCTCAAGGGGGGAGTAGAGGTGGAGGTCCATCTGAGCCCGAATCGGGGCTTCGAGCTTCACATGGAGGTGCTCGGTTGGGATAAGAGCTCTTGGCGCAGGCATGGCTCAAGCCTCCGGGGAGAGGGTGAGCTCGATAAAGTGGAGCTCGGTGAGGGCTTGCGCAGCCCGTCGGGCCTCGTCGGACTCGAAGAGGGTGGAAGGTCCAAACCAAGCTCCAGCGCGACCAGCCAGCCGCACGTCGGTTTCATTCCAAGGGCGCTCGCCAAACTTTCCGGGGGAGGTGGGATAGGCGCAACGAGAGGGGACTGGGTAGAAGAGGGACATGATAGGTTCCTATAACGGTGGGGTTACGTGTTCACGCCCCTATCTTGCGAAAAGGGGCGTGAATCCTTACCTTCAGCCCATTTCGGCCATCAGGTCTGCCGCACTTACCACTGGCGCGTCTTTGGCCGGAGCCTTGGCCGCGCGCTCGGCTTCGAGACGCTCGATAACAGCGGCCGTCGGGGTGCCCGGCTGTTTGAACGAGTCATACAGCATCTTCCGGGTGAGCTTCTGGCCGGCTGCGGCAGCGGTCGCCATCTTCTTATCCATGAAGGCTTTAATGGTGGCAATGTCCTTCCCGTTGACCTCGGCAATCGCCCGCAGGACAATCCCCGCGCCAGAGACTCCGGAACCCTCGCCAGCGGTTCGGACACTGTTCCAGCTATCCGAGTTCGTTAGGCGAGTGTGCAGGGCCTCGACCGCTAGGAACATATCCTCAGCGGATGCGGGATTGCCCGCCTCATCCTTCGCACCGGCAACCTCGTCGCCGAGTTTCTGTGCATAGCCGTGGCCTGCCGCATAAATAACATGCTGTTGGGGAACAACGGCCAGCAGCGTGTTTCCATCCAGGAAGTCAAAACGCACCGCAACGCCCTCGGGAGTCTGAATAACCTCCTTCAGCATTTTGCGCTTGCCTGCGAATTCGACCACGCGGCCATCTGTCATGGTTACTGTGGTGATTGTGCGAGGAGCTTTTGCCTCCTGGACTTGTTCACCCTCGATACCTTCTGTTTGTTCAACTTGCTTGACGTCTGACATAGCTAAAACTCCTAAAATTGGCGAGCCTTTAAACGGGCGACTCGCCATTACCCGTTGCGGAGAGGGCTCGAGCCGAGACCCTCTCGACACCGGAAGCCTAACCGGCCAGTGCTAGGCCCAGCCCGAGCCCGAGGAGGAACATCGCGAGAAGCCCGAGGCCGATTGCGACAACCGCATCCGGGTCTCGGCCGAAGTGAGCGTCCATCCCGGTTGCCTCTCGGTAGGTGCGTGGAAAGCGGAGGGTTTGATTAGAATCCATCATTTGGGGCTCCTTTAGTCGAGAAGGTCAAACACATAATCGGGTTCGAGGCCAAACCAATCCGCGAGCACCTCTTCCGGGTCATCCCCTTCGAGCACCTCTTCCCTCGCCCTTGCGATCTGCTGAAGGGCTTCATCCTTCGAAATCCCATCCCGTTCCATTAACACTTCGAGTAAACTTTTCATTTCTTTCTCCTTCAGCCGATAAGAGCATATAGATAATCTGGCCCGAGGCCAAACCAGTTCTCGAGCACTTCCACTGGGTCGTCCCCCTGGAGCACCTTTTCCTTCGCCATCGAGATCTGCCAGAGGGCTTCGTTCCGTGAAATCCCGTCTCGCTTTATCAAAAATTCAATTAAATTTTCCACTTCCTTGCTCCTTCGTGCCGCGTCTGAGGTGCGGCGAACCTATTGTTTGTCCGGGAAGTAGGCTGCCATTTCTTCCAGCAGTTCTTTCCCGCTAACCACCAACCCGCGCTCGAGCACCGCATTAGCTGCTGCGCGCTCGGGGGAGATCGCATCGGATTCGCGCAGGCTTTTGTGCAGCCGCTCGAGGCTTCCCTCGAGGTTGAATTCCGCAAGTTGGGCTGGCTGCTCCCGCGCCTTCTCCTTCTCCACCCAAGCGTATGTCCGCCCCTTCAGCAAGTCCCGCATGGTACGAAGCCCGCAGCAGGCCATTTCCGCCAGTTCCCGCGCCGGAAGGGCGGAGGCCCGGAACCCGCGCACCTCGGCATCGGTGAAGATGGCCGCTGCGCGCTGCTTCCTTTCGAGCGCTTCCTTATCTCGCATTGCGTTTTGTCCTATAGAGGGAGACTATTCCCCACGCCAGCTGCACGGCTTTCTCAAGCTCGAGCGGGGCGAGTGCGGGAAGCTCGAGCACCAGCCGGCCGTCGTTGAGCGACGCCCAACGCTCGCCGTCAACGAACAGGATTGTCTCGGTGGGGAATTCTAGGGTTTTCCAGCGTTTTATGGACATGGTGGGGATGGGTGGGTGGGTTGCAAAATGGGTAGTATAGGGTATGGATGGGATAGGTCAATGGTAAATTTGTACCGGATTTGGCCGGATTTGGCCGGCCCGTGTATGCACGGAATGCGGATTTGTAAGAACAATGGGCGCGATGGTATGTTTGTCAGGTGTGGCTTTTGTGCAACATTGCCTAAAAAAGCATCAATAATTGCCTAAAAAAGCGGCAAGGGACGTTGCACGAATGCAACATCAGGTGTGCGGTAGTAGCTGTATCATCATCTCAAAATGCCCATTTCATCAATGAAATCAATGGGTTACGTCAATGTGCTGTAGTAGTAGCATCATCATCATCTTGCCATACCCTCTCGCCCTGGTTTTGTAAAATGTGTAAGAAGAAAAAAAAAAAATTAATACACAACCTATTATAACCCGCCCTATTTTGGTGCAAGGGGAAAGGGGGGGCAGATGATGATGATGATGATGATACTACGACCGCACGCGACAATGGGCCAAATTGGGACGCAAAAAGGGCGGGCATAGGGTTATGTGCCTTAATGCCCGCCCGCCCCAATTTGGGCCGTTATGGCCCGTTTACGGCCCGCCCGGCGGCCTAGTCGTCGGCGTCCATTTCCGCCATTAGACTATCCGCCGATACGCCCGCCGTTTCTGCCGATTTGGCCGCCATTTCCGCCCTAATCGCCGCTATCGCCGCTTTCACATCCCCCGCTTCAGACCAGACCTTGCGAGCGTCTTCGATCGAAATCCCACGTTTCACGGACATTCCGGTAATCAGGCTATCCGCCTTCGCAAACCCGACGCCCAGAGCACGTTGCATCGCTTCGACCAGCATCGCATGGTTGACGCCACGCGGCGCATTGCGCGGAAGTTCCCACGCGCCGCCGTTGTTATAGTGTTCGACAAGTTCGCGTACAGCCGCCGCCTTTTCGTCCGGCGTCGCGCCTTTCGCCAGCGCGGCTTTGTCCCCGCACCGTTGCTTGAGCCCGTGGTACACGGCGTACTCGAGCACGCTTTCCGCAAGGTTGGACAGGCGCAGGATGATAGATTCCTGCCCCCGGAAAGCCCATGCGATAGCCTTAGCCGACTGGTCGATCGTTACGGTCAGGTCTTTACCTCTGGTGTTTTCAGTCATGGTGTTCTCCAATGTGATGCGCCAAACGGCGCGGGATGGGCATAGTGCCCCCGGCGGCGACTGTCACCCGCCGCGAGGTGCGTTACGCGTAGATCACCCGCCGCCAGTCAGGCGCGGCTTGGGTGGAGCTTTCCGCAACCGATCGCCAGCCCGAAGGCAATGGCCCGTCGGGAATGGACGCGGAAATCATCGGCGCCCGTCGACCTTTCACCGTAACCTCGCGGGCACCGGGCGGTAGGGTATTTAGAATATCAACCAGTTCTTTTGCAGTCATGTTCATGCTCCAAGCCGGGACAATTCCCGTCAAACCGCCTGTCACGCGGCTTGCCGTGTGTTGCCTGATTAGTCCTCTTCGATCACTACTTCCAACACGCCTTTCGTCACGTCGTTAAACCATTTCCGGGCAGTTTCGTTTTGCGCCCGATCGCGCCACGCAAGCTCACATTCCAGAATCAGACTAAGGCAGCGTTTCAGGGTAAATTCGTGAGCGATTTGCAAGGCGAGCTTTTCGCTAACCTCTTCGCCGTTCATGTAGTAGGTCGTCATGTCATTCCCTTTCGTTGGTTGGTTCAGTCGCTATCTCGAGCACGCTTTCCGGCGCGTTACTAAGCCATTCCCAAGCGGCCTCGGTCCGCGCCCTATTGCGCCACACGTCTTCTGTCACGAACAGCACAAAGCCGGGCTTCTGGATAAGCTCGAGGACACGCTCCAGAGCGCGGCTCTCGCTGATTTCTTCGCCATCCATGAAGTAGATTTTCATGTCAATTCCTTTCGTGGGCCGGGTTAATCGTCTTCAGTCACTATCTCGAGCAGGCTTTCCGTTACGTTGTTAATCCATTCCCGCGCGGCTTCGTCCCGCGACCGAGCGCGCCACGCGGTTTCGGTATCGGCCAGCTCGAGGCCGTGCTTCAGGGTAAACTCGCGGGCAATCCGCAAGGCGCGTTTTTCGCTTACCTCTTCGCCATCCATGTAGTAGTAGGTCGTCATGCTATTTCCTTTCGGTGGGGTGTGGTTGGGGGGCTGATCGACAAGCAAGCTATGGGCCAATGTGTTCACATAACCTTTTCCTTGTGGAATCAATAGGTTAGGGCTGGCACGATTCTTGCCCAGTCCATCATGTGTCGAAATCCCGTCGCACATGACGAAATCCCGTCGGCACGATTCTTGCCATGCCGCCGCCCGCCCATCCCCCGCCATGCCGCTCGCCCGCCGCCCTCCTGCCCGCTCGCCTGCCCGGTCTCCCTCCCCCCTCCGCCGCCTCCGCCCGGTCTCCGCCCCCCCGAATCCGAGGCCGGTGGGGGGCAAACGGCTCGCGCACGCGCGCGCCATATCCCGTCGGGATATTTTTTAGCGGGAAATGAACTGTGAACACGTCACGAGTTTGTTATCGGTTCCCAGTTCGTCCATTCCCCCCATCCCATTGACACCGCCCCCGCCCTAGTCTATCCTTCCTGCATACCCACCCACCAGCCCGCAGGGAAGAATGCCCCCTCCTCGCCTTCGCTACACTCACGATGCTCTTGTCGATATGGTCATTGCGGAGCCGTATCTGGCGCAGAGCGAGCTTGCGGCGCGCTTCGGGTACACGCAAAGCTGGATCTCGATCATCATGACGAGCGATGCGTTTCGGGCGAAGCTCGCGGAGAGGCGGGAGGACCTGGTCGATCCGATTCTGAAGGTGACGCTCGAGGACAGGTTCCGGGCGATGACGCAGCGCTCGCTCGAGATCCTTCAGGAAAAGCTCTCCGTCCCTGCGAGCGTAGTCCCGGACGGGCTGGTGCTCAAGGCGATGGAGCTGGGGGCGAAGAGCCTCGGGCTGGGCGGGAATGCTCCTCCGCAGGCCCTTCCCCCCGATCACCTTGATAGGCTGGCTGAACGGCTCCTCACGCTCCAGCGCGGAATCTCGGGGCGCGTGATTGAAGGGGAGGTTACAGATTGCTAATGCGCGAAGTTCCCCTTGAGACCCTCACCCTCGAGATTGGGAGGCTGATGGTGCAGGTCGATGGTGCGTTCGAGGATTACTTGTTTAATGCAGGGGCCATTGCGGCCCTTCTGTGGCTGCGCGACGGGGGAGCGGCTCCCTCTGAGACGGGGCTTATGGCCATCGAGGAGCCGCCCGAATGACAGTCCGGCTCAGCGCTCCCTTGATCGAGAGTTTCGCTGGAACGTTCCTGTCTCCGATGTATGATGACCCGCAGGCAACTCCGGACTGTCACCGGGAGTGGTGGGAGATGTACTGCCAGGACGACGCGCAGGTTGCGATCGCCGCTCCTCGGGGACACGCGAAGTCCACCGCGCTGACACACGACTTCGCCCTAGCGAACGCGCTCTTTCAGGTCGAGTCTCACATCCTGATCGTGAGTGCGACGGAGGAACTGAGCATCGGGCACCTCGGGGATATTGCGAAAGAGCTTCGGGACAACGACGACCTCATCCGGCATTTCGGAGTGGAGAAGTTCCTCACCGACTCGAAGGGCGAGATTGTTATTCGCTGCCGTGGCGGGTACGAGTTTCGGATCATTGCACGGGGAAGTGGCCAGAAACTCCGGGGGCTGAAGTGGAATGGCAGGCGGCCCGGCCTTATCATCTGCGATGATATGGAAGAGGATGAGCAGGTCGAGAACACCGACAGGCGGCGGAAGTTTCGTCAGTGGGTTATGCGCGCACTCCTGCCGCTCGGGCGGAGGAACTGCAAGATTAGGTGGCATGGGACGATCCTCCACGAGGCCGCAATGCTTGCGCGGATTATGAAGGATGACACCTGGGTGAGCGCTCTCTACAAAGCTCACGAGGGGTTCGATGACTTCTCCTCCATCCTCTGGCCCGAGATGTGGAGTGAGGAGCGGCTGCGTAGCAAGCGCGAAGGGTACATTGCCCAGCACGATCCGGCGGGCTACTCCCAGGAGTACCTCAACGACCCCTTCGACAACAGCGACGCCTATCTGCGGCGAGACGACTTCCTCCCCATGACGCCGGCAGACTACGAGGCCCCTGGCTACGTGAAGGTGGGCGTGGACTTCGCGGTCTCGAAGGCTGATAGAGCCAATCGCACCTCCTTCACCGTTGGGTCGAGGGGCGCTGCGAACACCATCTGCATCCGGGACGAGCGGGTGGGGAGGTGGGAGCCTCTCGAGTGGATTGAAGTGTTCTTCGAGCTGGAGGAGCGCTGGCATCCCGACGAGTTCATTGTTGAGGGTGGCGTGATCTGGAAAGCGATTTCTCGGACAATCTTCAACGAGATGGCGGCAAGGGATGTTTTTTTCTCTATCCGGGTTCTCAACCCTGTGAAGGATAAGGGAGTGCGGGGACGGCCGCTGCAAAAGCGCCATCGTGCAGGAGCCATGCGGTACGACAAAGCGGCCTCTTGGTATGCGGCCTACGAGGCTGAGCTCCTGCGCTTCACGGGCACCTCCGACGCGCTTGCCGACGACCAGTTTGACTCCACTGCCCTTCTGGTGAGGGGGTTCGACGAATCCGCCGCAGTGGAAGAAGAAGACTTCCTCCCAGAGGATGAGTTAGAAGTTCGGCGTGCTCCTCGCGGCGGGTCTGCGGGGCGCAGTATGACAACTGGATATTGAAAAGGAATCACAATGGCTCTCGAACTAACCCTTACCGCTTTTGCACAGGCCCTGGTCGCACGAACCTCGGAGGATGAGATTCAAGCCGCTACGGCTGCGCTGCTCGCTGACCTCCAGGCTCTCGTGCCGGCCCCGGCTCCGGCTCCTGCGCCATGAAAAAAGCCAAGACCCCCAAGGCGGTAAAGACGCCTGAGCAGCAGCGCCCCCCGACCGAAGCCAAGCCTATTCCCCAGCGCAAACAGCTGGCGGGCTACTGAAAGGGAATTGAAAAATGTCTTCTGTAAAGCGCCATCCGAGCAAGGGTGACGGGAAAGCGCGCGGTCGATGAGTCGGATCGTCCTAGCGTCTAAGTCACTGGGGGAGACCCGGCGGGAAACTTTCGACTTCTCGTCGCGTCTGGCCTCCGGGGAAACTCTGACCGGGGCGTCGGGTAGCGCGTCAGTCTACAGCGGCACCGACGCCTCGCCCTCCGCTTTGATTCAAGGCTCTGCGAGTGTGAACGGAGCGCTTGCGTATGTTACTCTGACCGGCGGGGTTGTCGGAGTGCTTTACGAGGTTCTCTGCACCGCTACTACCTCTGCCGGACAGGTCCTTGCGCTGTCTGCCTACTTAGCTCTTATCCCGGACCTGCAATGATTAAGCTTGAGACTCTCCTGACCCTCGACGACAGTGCGATGCTTTCGCCAAACCTGTGCGATCGTTTCTCGGAGAGAGACCTCGGGGCTTTGGGCCGCTTGGTGGTTGACGGGTATAAGAGAGACCTGCAATCCCGCTCGAAGTGGGAGAAGCGGATGCAGAGCGCCATGAACCTCGCGCTTCAGGTTCAGCAGGATAAGAGTTTCCCGTGGCCGAATTGCTCTAACATAGCTTTCCCGCTTGTGACTATTGCGGCCCTCCAATGGCAGGCGCGCGCATACCCCGCGCTGGTTGAGGGAAACCAGATCGTGAAGTGCCGCGTGGTGGGCAGCGACCCAAACGGGATGAAGCAGGCTGCGGCTTCGCGCATCTCCACCCACATGAGTTATCAGGTCATGGAGGAGGATGAGGCTTGGGAAGAGCAACACGACCGGATGCTGATTAGTGTTCCAATCGTCGGAACAGCCTTCAAGAAGTCCTACTACTCCGGCCGAAAGGGCTGCAACATCTCGGAGCTGGTGCTGGCGCAGGACCTCGTCCTGGACTACTACGCTACGTCGGTTAATGACTGCGCGCGCAAGACTCACCGCATTCCGCTCTCTCGGAACGAGATTCACGAGAAGTCCGTCAGGGGTGTTTTCCGCGACGTGACGGGAGAGAGCTGGCTGGAGGGGATGCCGCAGCCAGTGTCGGCGCAGAAGTCGGATTTGCGAAGGGGGATGAGTGAACCCACTCCCGATGACACCACGCCCTTCCGTGGGCTCGAGCAGCACGTATCCCTCGACCTGGACGGCGATGGCTATGCAGAGCCCTACATCATCACAGTCGAAGAAACCACCGAGACGGTTCTCCGCATTGTCACTCGGTTTGAGCCGGTTGATATTGAGCGCGTTGGGAATCGGATTGTTGCGATTCGCTCCATCGAGTACTTCACGAAGTACGGCTTCATACCCGCTCCCGATGGCGGCATCTATGATATTGGTTTCGGGATATTGCTCGGACCCCTGAATGAGAGCGTCAATACGATTATCAATCAGATGGTGGATGCTGGAACAATGGCGAACACAGCGGGAGGCTTTCTCTCGCGCGGAGTGAAGATCAGAGGCGGAAGCTATACCTTTGCGCCCCTCGAATGGAAGCGCGTGGACTCGACTGGAGAAGATCTCCAGAAGGGTATTGTCCCGTTGCCTGTGCGAGAGCCCTCGGCGGTGTTGCTCCAGCTTCTCCCCCTCCTGATCAACTACACAAACCGGATCAGCGGATCGACAGATGCTGCGACTGGTGAGAACCCTGGGCAGAATACCCCGGCGGAGACGCAGCGGTCGATGGTCGAGCAGGGCACGAAAATCTACAATGCGATCTTCAAGCGCATCTGGCGCTCGATGAAGGAGGAGTTCAAGAAACTCTTTATTCTCAATGCGCGGTATCTCCCGGTGGAGTCCCGCTACGGAGATGGTCCGGATAGCATAGTGCTGCGGGCTGACTACATGCAAGACACGCGCGCGGTGGTTCCGGCGGCTGACCCAAATCTCGCCAGCGATACCATTAGGTTCCAGCAGGCGACTCTCGTGAAGCAGGCAGCCGCCACCACAGGTGGCTACGACCGGGATGCGGTGGAGCGGATGTGGCTGCGCTCGCTGAAGGTCGATGGGTATGAGGCTCTCTTCAAGGGTTCCGATAAAGTCCCGCCACTGCCGAATCCGAAGATGATGCTGGAAGAGGCGAAAGCCAAAGTCAAGGAAATGCAAATCAAGGCGCACCTCCAAGAGGTCGCCCTTAAGATTCAGTCTGACCAAGAAAAGGTCAAGGCGCAAGTTGATCTCCTCAAAGCCCAGGCCGCCAAAGCGCTGGTCGAGGCTGGGGGGAATCAGGCTGCACAGCGAGTTCGTGAATTCGAGGTGCAGGTCGCTGCCAAGGAGAGTGAGCATAAAACTCTCCAAGGCTATCTAGAGCTAGCAATGAAAGGAATGCAAGATGATAAGTCAGGAGGAATTTCTGGACTGGAAAGCCCACAGAGTCACCAAGGCGGTGCTGGCGGTGCTGACGGCCAAGATGGAGGAGGGCAAGGCGGAATGGGCGGAGGGGCGTTTTATGGGGGATGACCTTGCGCGCACAGCTCTGCGAAATGCTGCGGCTATTGGAAAGATGCAAGCCCTCCAGGGCCTGGTGGAGTTTGATTACGAGACCCTTCTGGCGGAGACCGCAAATGAATAAGAGCGGACTGAAGCCTTTGGGGCGCGCGGTGCTGCTGCAGCCCTACGCCGTCGAGGAAATGACAAAGGGCGGGCTTATTCTGCCGTCTCAAATCCGAGAGCGGGATCAGATGGCCGAGCAGCGTGCGGTGGTGGTTGAGGTTGGGGCCGCTGCTTGGGAGGATGAACGGGCTCCGCGCTGCGCCCCCGGCGATAGGGTTATGTTCTCGAAGTTCGCTGGCTACGCCACAGTTGGTCCAGCTGACGGACAGTCCTACCGAGTGGTGAACGATCGGGATATATTCCTGGCCATCGTGAAGGAGAAAGAGGATGAGTGAAGACGTCGAGAGAGAGGCAACTGGCTTAGGCTGGGTGCCTGCGGAGAAGTTCAAAGGCGACCCCGAGCGGTGGGTTGACGCAGCGACCTTCGTTCAGCGCGGGCATGACATTATGCCGATTCTGAAGAAGAACAACGAGGGGCTGCGCGAAGAGGTCTCTGTCCTCCGCTCGGAGATGACAAAGACTCAGCAACTTCTCATGGATGCGCAGGCCTCTCTGACCGAGTTCCAGGAGTACCATAAAGAGGACTCGAAGCGGCAGTATGAGCGGGCTCTCGAAAAGCTGAAGGGTGACAAGAAGGAAGCGCTGCGGGAAAATGACGTTGACGCTGTTGTGGAGATTGACGAGGCGATTCGCCTGCTGGACAAGCAGGAAACTGCCAAGCCGATTAAGCAGCCAGTTGCTATGGAGCGCCCCGACCCAACGCAAGCGCCTGATTTTCAAGCCTGGCTGCGAGATAACCAGGACTGGTACGGAGCTGATAAGGCCAAGACCGCCTACGCGAATAGTGTTGCGCAGTACCTGCGGGCAATGGAACCGGCGCTCATCGGCCGGAGCTTCCTTGATAGGGTTAAAGATGAGGTGGCAGAGAAGTTCGGAACCTCTGGGGCTCGAGTCGACCGCGTTGAGGGCTCGAGGGGTGGAGCAGCTAATTCGCGCGGCGGGCGCTCCTACGCTGATCTTCCTCCGGAAGCTAAGGCCTCTTGCGATAAGTTCGGGGCGCGGCTGGTGGGAGAGGGCAAGGCGTATAAGGATCAAGCAAGCTGGCGTAAACAGTACGTTAATGATTATTTTGGAGATGAGTAATGGCTGATACCCTGGCGGCAAGTAAGGCGCAGCAAACAGAAGTTGTGCGGGCTGAGCGCAAGCGCATTCCCATGAGCATTCCGAAAGCCAAGCTGGCGGTTCCGGAGATTGAGGGCTACCATCTTCACTGGATCAATGACTACGCGGGGCGTGTTGCGCAGGCTGTTCAGGGCGGTTATGAGTTTGTAACTGAGGAAGAGGGCATGGTCAATAGTTTCTCCCTCGGGACAGCTAGCGACCTATCGGGCAATACAGACCTTGGGTCTCGGGTAAGCGTGGTAGTCGGAAAGAATGACGATGGCTCTCCGCTGCGCGCCTACCTGATGAAGATCAGGAATGAGTGGTTTACGGAAGATCAGGCAGTGGGGCAAGAAAGAGTTAACGCTGTTGATCAACAGATCAGGCGTGGGCAGGTGGGTGCGGAGAAGGATGGCGCTTCTGACAGGGCTAATCGCTACGTGCGTACCGCAGATATAACAGCCAACTCTAGGAGAACCTAATGGCTAACTTAAACGCTCCGTCCGGCCTTTCGCCTGTGATGTACCGGAACGGCAATTTTTGGAATGGACAGGCTCGACTCTATACTATCCTTGCAGCTAACACTAACGCTTTTGCGGTCGGTGACTTGGTGGCGTCGGATGCTTCTGGCTGCGACCCGAATGGCCTGAGTGCTGTTACTCTGGCTTCGGCAGGTGCCGCCGCTCGCGGGGTTATCGTTGCCGTCGGTAGTGCAATTCCGATGGGCGGGATGCTGCAGGGTGGCCCGATGATTAACCCGGCCAACTTGACCCAGCTCTCCCGTCCGGCAGCGGCGCAGGCGACGAACTGGTTTGCGATGGTGGTTGATGATCCTGACGTGATTTTCGAGATTCAGGAGCGCTACACCGGCTCTGCGGTCTCTGCTACGCAGATGGCCAAGAACGCCAACATCATCTACTCAGCTCCCGCAACGGGTGCCGTCTACTCGGGAACGTTGCTCGACCAGACGACCATTGCCACTACGGCTACCCTCAATCTCCGTATCCTCGGAGCTGCGCAGCGCGTAGACAATACTCCCTTTACCCTCGGCCAGCGCCTCTGGGTTTGTATCAACAACCATGAGTTCAGCGGCGGCGTAGCCGGCGTTTAACGAGGAGAATAGATCATGGCAGTCGGCGGCATCATCAACACGGGCTCACATCCCAAGGCACTATGGCCTGGCGTCCACGCATTCTGGGGCCAGATATTCAACGAGCATCCCCCCGAGTACCCGGATCTCTTCGACATTGAAGAGTCCGAGATGGCGTATGAAGAGGACGTGCAGGTTACCGGTTTTGGCCTGGCTCCGGTCAAGCCCGAGGGCGCACCTATCGCGTATGACTCTGAGATTCAAGGCCCGGTATCTCGCTATATCCATGTGGCGTATGCCCTCGGGTATATCTGCACCTACGAAGAACTGCGCGACAATCTTTACGAGCCAGTCTCCATGCGGCGCGCTAAGGCCAACGCTTTCTCCATCGTGCAGACAATCGAGAACATTGCGGCTACCTTCTACAATCGCGGCTTCAACTCTGCCTACGCGCTTGCAGACGGGCAGCCCCTGCTTTCGAGCGCCCATCCGTTCACGGTCGGTGGCACTTTCAGCAACGTCCTGAGCCCGGCCGCAGATTTGAGCGAGGCTTCTCTGGAAGACATTTGCATCCAGATTATGGGCATCACGACTGATCGGGGACTGCTGGTAAACTTCATGCCGATGAGTTTGCACGTGCCTCGCCAGGAGTGGTACAACGCTAATCGTATTCTGAAGAGTGTCCTTCAAAACGACACGGCTAACAATGCGATCAATGCGCTGAAGGCCACTAATGCTTTCCCGAAAGGCATTAGGCTGAACCACTACCTGACTGCTCCGCACGCCTGGTTCGTTCGCACGAATGCGATGAATGGTTTGCAGTTCTTCTGGCGCGATAAGCCGTCGTTCGAGCAGGACAATGACTTCGACACCAAGAATGCGAAGGCCGCAACGTATATGCGCTTCTCGCTGGGCTGTACTGACCCCCGCGCTATCTTCGGAAGTAACGGGCCGTAAGAGTTAGGTTATAGTGGGTTCACGTAACAATCCCGTTATGTGAACCCATCTCCGGTCGGCGGGAGGTTTCCCTCCCGTTACCATCGTGTAACGCCACTAGGAGATTCAAATGGCTAATGCAGTACGCTTTCCTCGGGGACTCACTACCTTTCCCCCTCGTTCCGTCATGTCGACGTATCCTCTCGCTACGTCCCCTTCCCAGATTGTCCTCACTGAGGACTTCATCCCTTATCGGGCTGGCGACTATACCGTAAGCCAGACTAACGGCACCGCTGCAAGTTTTGGCTTCCCTGGCGGGATGCTCAAGCTTTCTACAGCCGGCTCAACGGCAGCGGATACGATCATACTTCAGCGCTTGGGAGCCGCTTTCCAGGCACTTCCGCTCAATCAACTCTGGTGCAATACGAAGCTAGCCTACCCAGCTTCTGTCGGTAACTCTAATGATACTAACATCTACGTAGGCTTGTTTGATAACGCCGTTCCTTCGTCTGCTTCAAACGGTATCTACTTTCTTAAGCCCGCCGGTGGAACTGCCGTCCACTTTGTTATCAAGAAGGCTGGCACCACCACCACCTTCCAGAACATTGCCGATCTAGTGCGGCCCAGTGGTCTCTACGGAGACACAAACAGTATCGCAGGCACTCTCTCGGCAACTGTCGCGGGTAACGTCTTTACAGCTGTCACAGTTGCCACTCCGGGTGCGGGTTATCAGTCTAGTCCCCTGGTGCTCTCGACCGCGACCTCCGGCAGTGCTGGCAATGTCCCGATCATGGTTGGTATTGGCTCTACCGCAAACAGCCAGTCTAACCCCGCTGTTCCAATCGTTACTTCGGGACTCGCCTATGGATCTCTCTACGCGCCTTTCGTCAGTGTGCCTGGCTCTGGCTACACTAACGCTGGCCCAGTTACTACCTACCTAGAGGTTGAGCCCATCATCGACCTGGCTTTCTACTACAACGGTAAAGACACGCTCTACGTTGGGGTTAATGGCAGGCAGGTTCTAAGCATTGGCTCGGGCGGTGTTGTTGGTGTAGCAGCCGGCGCGACGGTCAACGTCGCCACGGGTATCTCCCCCGCCTATCTATCCACAACCCAGCTCACAACTTCTGTGGCCCCAGTCCAGCCGAATATCGGAAGTGCCTTTAACCTACTTCCCCTGCTTCCGCTGAACTATGAAATCAGCGTTGCCAATACCACTGCTAATGCTCGAGCCTTGTACCTGGCTGAGTATTCTGTCGGCGTGGAGCTCAACTAACATGCTACTCGCCCATGCAGGAACTCGGGACGGCCATAAGAATGTGGTGGCTATGGCCTCTGGAAGAGGTCCGGGCAAAGTGCAGCTCACTGACCTTGCGAAACTTGAGCCGAGGCCACTTGCGCTGCGGTTTGAGTCCGTCACCTTCTCGGTTGAGGCGGGGACAAAGGTTATCCTGCAGTGGGCGAACGGCTTTCCCCTTATGCCGCTGGAGGGCAGGGGGATGTTGAGTGTTGAAGCATTTGAAGGCCTCAAGGGCGAGGAGGGCCAAGACCTTGTCGCGATTGTTGAGGGTAAGGGCTTGGTCTTTCTCGCGCTAGACCTCACGAAACTAGGAGTATAGCATGGCTGGAAATATTGTTCGACTTTACAGCGGGGAACTTCCGAAGTACTTTAACTTCGGAACTCCTACGCTTCCCGCACTCACCACTCTGGCCAATGGTAATAGTCAGCCATTGTTTAAGGATAGCCCGTTTGCTACGATTCAGGCTATCTTGAACTCCGCTATCGGCAATGTGGTAACAGCTACTGTCACCGTTCAGGGAACAAACGATTACTACAGCGGCTCTGGTATGCAGATCGGGGGGATCGCAACCTCCAGCGGCTCCGCCACTATCACCAGCGCCTCGGGAAACTTTGGGGGCGGCGTGGCGCAGAACCAAGAGATAGCCCCTATCCCGGTTGTGGTCGGGATGCTGGTCAGCGGTCCTGGTGTTCCGGCGGGAACGACTGTCCAGACTGTTACAAGCAACACGTCGATTGTTCTGAGCCAGAACTGCACAGCAACCTCTCCTAACGTAGGGCTGGTGTTTTTTGCCAATAACTGGTGCGCGACTGCTCTTGGTGTGATTACACTCTCCGGCACGACTGCGCAGGCAACCCCATCCTTCTCTGATGGTTTTACCACCCAGTCTACCTGGCGTTACCTTCGAGCAGTGGTTAGCAACGTGACTGGCACCGGAGCGGCGGTTCAAGTGCTGCTAGGAGTCTGATATGGGTATTTTTACTAATCCGAGTGTCAGTGGCGTTTTAGCGGCGCAGGGGCAAGTTCCGCAGATCCTAACCCGCTCCTTGTGATGGGTGACGCTGACTTCCTCTCCCTCGGTGACTGGAATGCCGTATGCTTTCGCTGCGGTAAGAAGGCCAAGGCCTCCACTCTGCGCCGGGAGTGGGAGGGTTTCTACGTCTGCGAGAGCTGCTGGGAGCCGCGCCATCCGCAGGAGTTTGTGCGTGGGGTACAAGACGTTCAGACGGTTCCGTGGAGTCAGCCAGTAAACTGGACTGCAATTCCTCTTCCAGGGCTGGCGTGTTTCTTTCATATCAGTATTGCAGGGTATGCCTTGGCGGGCTGTGCCCATGCCGGGGTAGTTCTTTAAGAGGCCCATATGACAAGCACTGTTTTTGTAGATCAAGTAACTCCGATTGTCGCCAGTTGGCTAAACGACGTAAACGCCGGGGTGTACACGACACTCCCGCTGAAAGCTACAGCGGGCGTCAACACTGACATTACCAGCCTGTCTGGCAAAGCGGTCTCGGCTCTTGCCCTGAACGGGGCTAATGCCGACATTACCAGTCTGTCGGCGCTGGCGAGCCTGAATGGCGGGCCGCTAGCGGGCTTCAGGAATCGTCTGCGCAACGGCGGGATGCAGATATTCCAGCGCGGTGCAACGGCTAGTGATGTGAATGGATACTTCGTTGACGGCTGGTACACAAACCGAACCGGCAGCGTTAACCATATGAACGTGCTGGTGAATAATATTTCTTTCGGGTCTAACAAGTTTGCGCTGAGAATTTCCCGAACTGCTGGTGATACGCAAACAAACGCGCTCAATCTGTACCAGCCTATTGAGCAGACAATCTCGCAGAGCTTGGCAGGCGGTAACGCGACGCTATCCTTCATTCTTGGGACTGGCGCGAATATCAGCGCGCTGAACGGGCACGCGGTTAATATTTATTACCAGACCAGCCTGACAGATCAGGGTGTTGGCGGAGCCTGGACCGCAATCGGTGTGCAGCTGTTCTCCGTTACCGCGAATGCAATCTACGGCGCGCGACAAGGGTACACCTTCGCAATACCGGTGGGTGCCACGCAGTTAATGGTGCAGGTCAGTTTCGCCGTCACCGGCACTGCCGGAGCAGATGAGAGTTTCTATATCACAGAAATCCAGCTTGAGCCGGGTTCGGTTGCTACCGCATTCGAGCGTCGCCCTATTGGAACCGAGCTTGCGCTGTGCCAGAGGTACTTCGAGAAGTCCTACAACCAAGCGGATGCCCCTGGAAATACGAGCTATCTAACACAAGGCGGCGCTTTCTTGGCAGTAGACGTCTCCAACGCAATCGGCAACACGCAGTTCAGCGTCACGAAGCGGGCGACTCCGACTGTGACTATTTACGACCCAACCACGGGGCTTTCTGGCCATGCTCGGGATGCCACGGGAGGTGCGTCGTACCCAATGACGGTTACGGATATTAGCCAGGTTAACTTCAACCGACTGACCGGGTCGATGACGACTGGCCACCTATTCTCGGCCATGTGGACAGCCTCAGCGGAGCTCTAAGCCATGTACAAACTTACCCAGCAAAATGATTCCGTTACTCGTTCCTCCGACAACGCCTGCATCCCGTTCGCGGAGGGGAACTCCGACTACGCAGCCTACCAGGCGTGGGTTGCGGCGGGAAATGCCCCCGTACCCTATACTCCCACGCAGGCCGAGCTCGACGCTGCTGCGCAACAACTTCAAGATCAGACCGATCTTGACGACGTGAAGGGGCTTCCCTTCATAACCTTTTTAGTAAATCACCGCCCAGCTCAGATAGCAACTCGTATCACAGCTGATCTGGCCTCTGACGGAGTCGAGGCTGTAATAACACGCATTGCCAAAGCACTTTCTATTCTGGCCAAATCCACTTTTCGCTGAAAGGTTTTTATGTTTCAGGACGCCGAGATTACTATCATACTATGGGTTCTCGGAGGGCTGTTGTGTGTTATAGCAGCTCTTCTCGCGTGGGGTGTTCATCAAATGCAAAGTCAGGTTGCTGAGATTTCAGAGCGCCTGTCGCAAATTAACAGAACGCTCGGCGGGATTGAACGAGACCTGCGCGGGGAACTCGCCGGGCTGGATCGCAGGGTATCGCAACTCTATACAGCGGTTCGCTCTCTTCACCCTGACTATCATGGACTGGATGGACAATGACAACGCCAGCAACCTTTAACAGCGCCTATCGCCTAATCGCTATGGCGATGCAGAATGCAGGGAAACTCCAGGAGGGCGATGAGCCGAACTCGGAGCAGCTTGCCTCCGGCATGAACCGTCTTAACGATCTGATCAATATCTGGCAGACCAGTGGTCTTAAGCTCTGGCAGACAGTTGATCTTTCGGTCACTCTTACAGCTGGACTCGCCTGCTACACTGGCGCGAGTCTCGGGGCGGTACGCAACCTTCGCGTGCTACAGGCTTACTACCTAGACGCCAGCGGGGTCAGAAGGCCGCTTCTCCCTCTTTCCTGGGACGAGTACAATAGGCTTTCTGCTCCTGGTGATCAAGGCCCAATCAATTCTTACTTCGTTGATAAACAGTTGTCCCAGCTCCGAGTGTGCTTTTGGCTTACGCCAGATGCGACAGCCGCGACTGGAACTGCCCACCTCATCGTGCAGCAGCAAATTACCAATGTCTCTGGCCTTCTTGACACGATCAACTTCCCGTCGGAGTGGTTCCTTGCCCTGCAGTGGGGGCTTGCGGCGGAGATTTGCACCGGGCAACCTGACAGCATTATCAACCGGTGCGAGACAAAAGCTCTAACCTATAAACTCGGCCTTGAGTCTTGGGACGTAGAGGACGCTTCAACCTCCTTTTCCCCGGATCAGAGAAGCGGACAACTCGCGGGGGGCTTTAGATAATGGCTGACGCTGGGCTACTTCCTCAGAGACTTCCTCTCGTCATTGTTCCGGGCAATCGAGACACTACAGCGGGAAAAGATGCGAAGCTGGTTAATGGCTACGTAGAGAAAGTCGACGAGTCTTCTTTCCAGCTTTACAAACGCCCAGGGTATGTCTCCACTGGCGTGAGTCACGGTGCGGGGGCTGCTGCGGGTCTGTATAACTGGAAAGGAGATCTGTACGGAGTCTGGGGAACGGCGCTGTATAAAAACGGGAGTGTAATCGGGACTGTTGATTCTTCCAACGGAAGATACCAGTTCAACCAAACTGCCGGTCTTAACATCAGCGTAGATCGTCTCTATCTCTCGAACGGCGTTCACGGCTATACCTGGGATGGCACAACCTTCGCTCAGATTACGGACGTGAATTACCCAGCCACCACGGTCAAGGGCAGTGCTTATCTCGATGGCACTCTCTACGTGATGGACGCGACAGGAGCTATCTGGGGTTCCTCTCTCAACAATCCGACGACTTGGTCAGCTCTCAATAAGATTGTTGCGCAGATTGAGCCTGATTTGGGCGTAACAATTTCCAAGCAGCTTATCTACATTGTAGCCTTCAAGCAGTGGTCTGTCGAGTTCTTCTACGACGCAGCAGCCTCTTCCGGGAGCCCGCTCTTACCAGTTCCAGCTTCGCGACTTAACTACGGTTGCGCAAGCGCAGGCACCCTCGCGGAGTTCGATGGCACCCTAATCTGGGTGGCAACAAATCGCGTTGGAGGGCGGCAAGTCGTCTCTGTCACTGATATGCGGGCTAAGCCCGTGTCCAGCAAACCCGTAGAAAGACTTCTTAACTCCGCCGATCTCACCGGAGCTTTAGCCTCCGTCTACAAGGGGATGGGACACGAGTTCTACATTCTGACAATGCCGGCCGCAAACCTAACTCTAGTCTACGACATAGGCGAGGGAGCATGGGCTCAGTGGACAACGGCTGCCGGCGGCTATGTCCCCTTGGTGGATACGGCCACCCTCGGGACAACTACAGTCGGGCAGACCTCTACCAGCTCCCTTACCTACACCATGAGCACTGATTATACAACTGACGACGGAATTGTTTTTCCCGTTGATCTGGTTACTCCCAACTTCGACGGAGGGACGCGCCAGTTAAAGTTCCTTACTTCGATGGAGTTCTCGGCTGACCAGACTCCCGGGAGTCTACTCCAGGTCCGAGTCTCGGATGACGACTACCAGACCTGGACAAACTTCCGTCCTGTCAACCTGGGGCTTAAGCGTCCGATGCTCTGGGATTGTGGGAGTTTTCGCCGACGGGCTTTTCACTTCCGGCATCAGTGCCCAGTGCCTCTGCGCATTCAGTCAGTTGATCTTCAACTTGTTCCGGGCTCGCTATGAGTGCTAATATTCCGCCTCCTCCGACCTGGGCAGCTCCAGTTGATCCGCTGACGGGTACTTTTGCGCCAGTCTGGATTCAGTGGTTCCTTACGATTGCACAGCTTATTAACCAATCTGGCGGCTCCTCCGGGGTGCAGCACAATCTACTTTCTGGCTTGCAGGGGGGTGGAGCTAATGAGTTTTACCACTTGACGGCTGCGGAGTCTGTCGGGATGGCTGCTCAGTCTCCGGCGACCGTCGCCATCACGGGAGGGTCGATCACTGGCATAACTGACCTAGCAATCGCGGATGGCGGAACAGCGGCTTCGACGGCGAGCGGGGCTCGGACAAACCTTGGGCTCGGTGACGTGGCCGTCCAGTCGGCAGCTGCCGTTAACCTGACAGGGGGGTCGATCACCGGGCTTACAACCCTCGGCTTTGGCACCTATACAGCAGGTGTGGTAGCCCAGGCCGGGTATATAACCGTAAAGGACTCAGGCGGAACAACAAGACGCCTGCTGGTGGGATGATGAAAATTTATCTGGAAACCTGGGCGAGCCTGCGAAAAGATTGCGAGGAGCTTGCCCAACTTCACTGGGATGAAATAGCGTGGGATAAAGATAAAGTGCCGCTTGATCCTAACTGGGAACTCTACGCAGCGCTCGAGCACGCTGGTAAGCTCGTCTGCGTGACGGCCCGAGAAGACGGCAAGCTCTGGGGTTATTCGGTGTTCATCGTGCAGGGGGCTTTGCACTATCGCACAACTCTCACGGCGATTAACGATGTTCTTTTTCTGCACCCGGACAAGCGCCACAGTCGAGTTGGACTGAGCCTGATAAATAAGTCAGAGGAGTTTCTTCAAGCAAGGGGCGTGCGCAGAGTATTCTGGCACGTTAAACCTGGTGTGCACGACTTCTCCCCGGTGCTGCTGCACAAGGGGTATCGGCTGGATGAGATTGTTTATTCAAAAGTTTTAGGAGACTGACATGGGCGGAATGGTTGCAGTTGTTACAGATTTTCTTGCTACTGATGCTGGGGTCGGTGCTATGATTGGGGCGGGAGTTGGCATAGCCTCAGGCGGCGGAATTACAGGAGCGCTGGAGGGCGGGCTTCTCGGTGGAGTAGGCGGGTCTCTGTTCGGAGCTGCGAGTGGAGCTGGCGGCCTAACCACAGAAGGTATGCTCGCGGCCCAGGAGACCGCGCCTGGCCTGCTGGCTGAAGACCTAGCCGGCTGGGGCGGTACAGCTAGCCAGGTTGGGCAGATTGGGGGTGCTGTGGCCGAGGCGGGCTTCGGGGACATGTCAATGCAAAGCTTCGCCTCAACTGCCCTAGGCGGCGGAGAAGCTTGGCTCGGCGGAGCAGCTGCTACCTCGGCTGGAGCTGGTGGAGGTCTTGCGCAAACTTGGAATACCTTCAAGGGTACTGGCCTTGGAAAAGCTCTCAGCGTGGGCTCGGACATTAATACACTGCTGCAGGCCGAGCAGCTGAAAAAACAAGGCAAAGCGGCGCAGGCAGCTAGCGATCCATTCTCTCCCTACCGGGCTCAGTACGCACAGCAGCTTGCGCAGCTCCAGGCGAATCCCGGAAGCATTACCTCACTACCTGGGTACGAGGCGGGCCAACAAGCTCTCATGCGCGCACTCTCGGCCCGAGGCCTACAGGGCTCCGGGAATGCTATGGTGGAGCTCCAGAAGTACGGACAGGATTTTTACACACAGCAGGTTAATCAACTGTCTAATCTAGCCGGAGCTGGGGCAACTCCAGGAGCTGGGTCTGGCACTGCAATTAACGCCAACGTGGCGGCGAACAAAGCTCAGTCTTCTGCCTTCGCAGACCTTGCCAAGATGTTCTAAAAAGGAGTACTCTGATGGCTGGCATTGATACTGATATGTACACTAGCCCGGTTGATGCGGTGCTGAGCTATAAGCAAGGACTTGCGAAGCTTGCTGCTACACAGGCAAAAACCCAAGGGCAGCAATATAAAAATCAAGCGGAGGAACTGAAGCTCCAGAACCAGCTGGCAATGCAGGAGCGCCTGGCTAAGATGGCCCAGGCTCAAGAGCAGATGGCCTTGCGGCCGTTCGCTGAAGCTGCGCAGGGAAACCAAATAACGAATGAATCCAATTTCATGCTGGAGCTGGGGCATATCGCAATATCGGCTGACCCGAAGCTTGGCGCAGAGCTTATCAATCACGGTTTAACGGGGCTTGAGAAGGCTTCTACTATCGCCAGTGCGGAACAATCCAGGCAAGTCACCAGACTGGAGGGCGTAGTCAAACTTCAGGAAGATGCTTTCAAACAGCTTAGTCGCTTTGAAGGCCAGTCCCAAGAAGAGGTTAATCGAAGCTGGCCCGAGACCTTGCAGTCATTTGACACGCAACTCCGGGCGGTCGGCTCAAGCCTCCCTCCGCTCCTTCGCAACATGAAGCCAACGCCGGAGAATATTCGTAAGCTTCGCGATGCTATGCTTCCTGTGAACTCCGAGACGAAGCTCGCACTGATGAACCTCCAGGCGTCTCTCAACCAGCAGAAGCTTGACTTGGAGCGGCAAAGGACCGCCTCAACCATCGAGGTAAATAAAAAGACAATCGAACAAAAAGACCTGGATGTTGCTAAGAGGGAACGTGAAGTTGGTGACGCGGTGAGCTACGATATGGCTCCGGACATTGCGGGGCAGATTCCCGAGCTGGCGAAAAACAAAAAAGAGCTTCGGAGGATTTCTCGCGAGGCCTCTGAGCGCTACATGCAACTGCGGAAGACTCGGCCCGGGGTTTCAGAGGGCCAGCTTAAAGCTATGGCAACAGCGGAAGCTGCCGCAAAGTGGCACAAGATTAATCGACTGCGCCCGGCAGAGCAGGACTGGGTGACGAAGGCGCTACAGGCTAATCCACAATACCGCGATCGAGTGGATGAGGTAATTCAAGAGGGTAAACGGCTCGGGAGAATTAAATAATGGCACAAGGACTTGAAGGGTTTGTTGACCCGGCCGCAGGGCCCTCATTGCCGGCTCCTCGGGCTTTAGCGCCGGTGAAGAAGAGCGCAGCACCTCAAACACCGCAACCTCTCACAGGGTTTAAAGACCCCTATACGATAGCTCCACCCACTGCCCCCGTCGAGGAGCCTGGTTGGAAAGAGAAGATGAACGAGTGGGGGAAGAACGCAACTGAAGGCATACTGGAAACCTCTAAGGTTGTCCACGACTTCGACTTGCGCGAGGGTTATCTGGGGCGCTTTGCAGCAGGTATTGGAGAGAAAGTTGGCGAATGGACGACTGGCGTTTCCCGTGAAAAATTAGCTGCAATGGGCGATAAGAAATACGCAGCCCGCCCGATTACTCCTCCGACACCCGATGCCATTAAGAAGTTTTATGAGGCAGCCAGAGACCACCCATCCACCACGCTCGGGGAATTTATCAAAGACTCGGGAGAGGACTTCTGGATGTTCTTCCTGCCGGAGTTTGGAGTGTCCGGGATGCTCGGGGACGTGGCCACAAAGGTTTTGGCAAAGTACGCTGCGCAAGCTGGACGAGTTGGCGCGACTGTCGGTAAGGCGGCGGAACTGGGGGTTGCTGGTGGCGCGGCAGCCACACTAGCGCAGTCGGTAGAGCCGGGTAAGTTCGACCCGAATGAGATTCAGACTCAAGCAGCTATCTGGGGTACGTTCGGCGGATTCTCCAGACTGGTGGAACGTGCGCCTACTCGTTTCAAGGTTAAGTACCTCGACCCGAAAACGCCACTGACGGATGCTCATGCCGTGGAGATGGCGAAGGAGATTAACGCGGCTCACCCGAAGGAAAGGCCCCTCAGTCCGAAGGAAGTTAAGAAGCTGGCGCAAGAGTGGAAAGAGCATCAGAAGAAGGTTCAGAAGAAACTGTCCGATGAGCCCTTCAATCAATACAAGAAGACGGTTGCTGACATAAAGAAGAGGGGGAAGAGTGGAGAGAGCCCCTCTGTAGATGAGGTGTTTGCGAGGGCAAGGCGGAAGGCTGATGCTCCTCCCCCGGCAGGGGGACTTTCGGTTGAAACCTATGTTGATAATTATATTGCAGGGTTGGGAAGGGACTCTCCAGACCACCTGCAATTCGCCCTCAATCACCCGGAAGAGATTAATGCAGAGTTTGCGCGCCGAGGGGCGGATGAGCGCAACCAAAGGGCTGAGTCCACTGAGGAGCCCTCTGCCGAGTCTCGAAGTATTGACGAAATTTGGGAACGTCACGAGCGAGAGACCGAAGCTCGAAAGATCGCGGAGATGCAGCAGTCACCGCGAGAGGCTATTGCCCTTAACCCTGGAAGGCCAGCGGGTCCTTATACAGATCTCTCAAGTGGAAAGGAACGTCCAGGGGGAGGTGAGCCCCCAACGGCAATGGAGCAAGCCTTCGCGCAGGCCAAACAGAAAACAAGGCCACAACCCGCTGCGCAGAGACTGGAAGAAGCACGAACACATAACCCCGATGTTATGGGAACACAAGCATCGCCCGCTCGTGAGCCCATCTCCCACTCCGCGATCATACGCAGGAGAACACCTGAAGGAGCCAAGGCCGCTGAAATTCGAGCTAGCGAGCGCCAGGCGAAGCTGGAGCAGCAAGCTGCATCAGGCGACCTGGTTCAGTCCCTTCACGCCCTTGTCGAATTGTCCGTGATTCCGGAGGTTGATCTTCGCAGCGGGCTTCCCCTTGAGGTTAAGGGAGGAGGGGCGCAGCCGAGCGAAAGTCCCAAGGGCTATATGTCGTTTGCCCAGGGCCTCAAGGACAATGCAGGAAAGATTGGCGGAGTAGCAGCCGCGCTAACTGCGGCCGAGCTTTATCAAGCAGAAGAGGACAAGCGGAAGATGTGGGGGCTGAACCCGGCTCCCGGACACGGACAGCAGATTCAGCTCCTCGATACCCTAGGGATGAGCGCGCTTGGAGCTGCCTTAATCGTAGCCGGTCACGGGAGAGATGAGATTTCTATGGCAGGACTCCTCAAGGACACAGCGACTCTGGCGGAGACGAAGAAATCCCTCAGTGTTACTTCCCCGATTATGGAGAGCCTAAATCCTTTTGCAACCGATCACACGCCTCAAGAGATCAGGGAAATTATCAACCGTAAAGGGATTAAGGAGGAAGACAAGAAAGTCTTTCTAGCGATTCTTCAGGCCCACGAGACCGGCAACCAAGCGCGGATTGCTCGGGGTGAACCTCCTAAGCCTGCCATATCGTCTCATGATTTGACTGTTGGCTTTAAACTTCAGACCCAGGACATTGTGCTAACTCCTCAAGATACGCAGACGCTAAACGACCGGAAGCTCGCGAATGTCGGGATTGTAGACTCGAAGGGAGGAAGTGACTATAAGAACGGCCTTGTGAAGCCAGCCGAAGGGCAGTCCGACCTTCCCTCCACAACTACAAGCTGGCAACTTCCGGAGGAGCTCTCCGATAAGAACCACTTGAAGGATGGGAGAAGTTTTGGCACTACCCGCTCGGTCAAGTTGGAGAATGGCATTGAGGGAGTGCACGAGGTTCAGTCCGACTTAGCGCAGCATCAGCGAGTGCTGACAGATGAAAAGGCCGAAGAGCTGAAAGCTCGGGGAAAGGAACTTGAGGAGGAGATTAAAAAATCTTCCAAAGAAGTTCAAGAGGCCAGAACGCCGGAGGAGCGAGCGGCGGCTCAAGAGCACTGGAATAGAATCGGGCGACTGCGCGACGAGCTTCGCGAGGGGCAGGTCAGGCTGGCCACGGACGAGGTGAACAAGCCTATTAGAACAGCCACTGATGCTGCAGGCTTAACGCCGCTGACAAAAGCCGCTCAACCGCGACTGGTGCAGCAGGTCCTGGAGCGGGCTGGTAATCGCGGAGATCCTGCGGTGTGGTTTGCGAACCCGGATACTGTGGCTAAGATTCAAGGCTTCGAGCCGGTCGATTTCAAAGCCCGCCTGGAGATGCTGAAAGCCGAAGAGGCCGCCAGGAAAGAGCGAGGAGACTCGACAGTAAAGGACGATGATCTCAAGCGAGCTATTGCGCGGGTTGAGGACGCTATTAAGAAGGGGCACAAGTACGAGCCGAGCGAGCAGGGGATTTACGACAAGTATGCGAAGGAGCTGCAGCTATACCTAAACTCTCTCGGCGGGAAAGCTCGCAAAGACGCTCGCGGGCTGGACTGGACCGAGGTCCCAACTCGTCCCGGAAAGCCTCCGTTAGCGTGGGGAGCTGCCGACCCGGAGCTAGTCAAATGGCTTGGACTGGGCGGGTTGATTGCGGGTATGGGGGTTTACTCCTACAACCACCCGAAGGACTTTAACGCAGCACTCGCGACCGGACTGCTCAGCGCCTGGGCGGCTCGGAAGATTCTCCCTGGCGGAGAGCACGTGGGTAAGATGCTTGATGACTCTTGGAATAGAGTCTTTCCCGAGCACGCATCGAGGGGAAGCGAGAAGGCTGCCGCGCATATGGGCCATCGACTGGCGGAGGCAGCTCGTTCAGCCTCTACCTTTAAATGGGCGCAGGAAAAGCTCGAAGACTTTTTCAGCACTCGGAAAGAGGAGGGCTTGCCCTTTATTCTCAATTACGAGAAAGGAAAAAAGCAAGCTAACCCAATGCTGGACGCTGTGGCAAAGAGCGTGCGTGAGTGGGGAGATAGGATATTTGAACAAGATGCTGCAAACGGGATTCAGTATGACCCGAGGGATAACTATATCGTCCACCAGTTCGAGGGAGACCCGGCGGCTGTTGCAAAACTTCTTGACTCAAAGTATGGGATTCGCTGGGGAGATCCGTCCTTCTCCAAGGAGAGGCATTTCAAGTACATTGAAGATGCGCTGAAGTATATAGACCCAGCAACTGGCGAGCATCCCTTTAAACTTAAAACCGATAACCCTATAACTCTGATGCGGATGCGACAGGCTGCCTCTGATATGGCTGCTGCGAAGGTCTCAATCCTTAAAGACTTCGAGGGTGATGGACTTGCGCGAAAGCTCGGAAAAGGGGATAAGCTCGGCCCAGGGGAGTTCGATTGGCGCAGTCCGA